AAGCCCCCTGCTGGCATCCGCGCTGAGTTGGATGCCATGAAGCAGGAAAAGGCAAATGAGGCTGGTATGAAAGCTCATGAGGGCCGCAAGCTTGCCAAGGGGGGTTCTTGCTACAAATCTGGCGGTTCCGTCAAGGGCGCAGGCTGCACACAACGTGGTGTTAGAAAGTGCAAGGTGGTGTGACATGAAGAAGCGTAAATTCCGCTACGACGAAGGCGGCGAAGTCGATTACGGCGAGGATGAGCGCCCCGCCGCTACGGGCATGTCTGAGGCTGCTGAGTTGATGCCTGAGAAGCCCAAGGCCAAAGCTGCTTCAAAACCCAAGGCTAAGCCACCCGCAGGAACTCCGGGCGGTGCAAACCGGGGGCAGCGTGCTGAATCTCCGTCGCCACAACGGGTCGAAGTCACCGGCAAGAAGTACCCCAAGGACGACGAAACCAAGTCCGTTTCTGAACGGGCCAAGGCGGCTCGTGAACGCGCCCGGATGGGCAGCGCTGAGACTGACGAACGGTCAGCCACCGAGCGCATGGGTGGCACTGAGCGCAAGGGGTCCTCTACCTCGACGGACACTCGGTCTATCTCGGATCGCATGAAGGCCATGCGTGAAAGCGCAAGGTCTAGTAGCACCGGCACCGATACCCGCTCGGTTGGTGAGCGCATTCGTGGGGCTCTGGGCTTCGCTAAGGGCGGCAAGATCGATGGGCGCGCTGTCAAGGGCAGGACCAAAGGGACCATACGGTGAGAAATTGTCGCGGCATGGGTGCCGTAAACCCCAAGAAGCTACCTAAAGCGGTGATGCGGAAAGACGCTGATGTTCCGACCGAACTCTATGCAGAGGGTGGCCCCACGGGGCTTTACGCCAACATCCATGCCAAGCGTAAACGCATTGCCGCAGGATCGGGTGAAGCAATGCGCAGGCCGGGTACTTCCGGCGCTCCTACTGCCAAAGCGTTCAAGCAGTCTGCCAAGACCGCAGGGAAGTAACTGATGTCGCAGCCCTTCTACCAACCTGCTAGGCAAAACTTTAGTTCTAGCCAGTCCATGCAGCAGCCTCAGGGCGGCTTCGGTGGCTTTGGTGGTTACCAGATGCCACAGCAAAGTTTTGGCGGGGGTCAAGGCTTTGGTGGCTTTGGCGGAGGGCAGGGCTTTGGGTTCGGTGGAGGCCAAGCGTTTGGCGGGTTTGGCGGGAGTTTTCAACCGCAAGGTTTTGGTGGTTTTGGCGGTGGGTATAACCCGATGTTTGGCGGGATTGGAAGTCTTGGGTTCAACCCCATGATGGGCCAAGGGTTTGGCATGCCAATGGGTGGGTTCAACCCGTACCAGCAGCAACAGCAGTTCCAACCACAACCGTTCCAACCCCAACAACCAAATTCTTTCCACGCGCAAGTCCGGGCGCAAGACGCCGAATTGAACTCTCTGATAGAAAAAATTCCTGAGTATCAAGCGCTACAAAACGCGCAGAAAGCCTGGGAAGGCAGTGAAGGATTTAAGGGGTTCCAACAGAAGCGGCAGGATCTGGCAAGGCAGATGCAAGAAAGTCAAGGCTACAACCCCCCGATGGACATGATGTATCGCGGTGGACTTCAAATGCCGCCAGAGATGCGGCAGCGCCGTGAGCAAGATATGCGCAACATGGAGCGCATGGCAAATTCGCAGCCGCAAGTGCCCGCGCTGTGGATGCCAACAGTTACAGAAACTCCAGGATTTGGTGATTGGCAGCAAAAACAAAAGCAGTGGGCAGATCAAACCCCAGAAGGTGTTGCATATAACAAATCAAATGAGGCACTAGAAGCGTTTAAAAAAGCCAACCCCAATCCGTTTAGTTATAGCGAGTTTGCCGGTGGCGATCCTGCATTAAAAGCGCAGTACGATAAAATCTACGGAGATTACCTAAGCGGCTTCAAGACATACTTTAATAAACTAAACGAATACGAAAAAACAAACCCGTTTTCTCCGACTGCGCAACAGCCGCAGTCCCCATTCACCGGTCCTCAGCGTTCCGCACAAGATATCCTAAGCATGGCAGTAGGCAAGACGCCTCAAGACATGCAGTACGATCTGAACAAGGACGGGAAAATCACGTCTGCTGATGCGCTGGCGTATCAAAGGCAGTACGGGCAGCAGGCATCGCCGCAAACACAGGCTACAGCTCCTCAAGCAGCACGTAAAGAAAATACTTACGTCGACCCTAGCGGGACGCTAGTATCTTCACAAACAGGTAAAAAGTATAGAACCGCTTCGGATATGGTTAAAGGCGACCGTATTGATGCTGGAGAAACATACACTATTTCACCAATGATGGGGGCAATGACTCCTGTTGACAGCGGCATGAACAGGGGCGTAGACAATATGTCTATAGGCCCAGGGTTTGGTTCACGCCAACCCATGTTCGGCGGCATCGGTGGCCTTGGGTTCAACCCGATGATGGGGCCTCAGTTTGGGATGCCGATACAAAGACCATTTAACCCTTTTGGTGACAGCGGAATGGGCGCGGAAAATGCAAGGTCTGCACGCGAAAACCGAATACGTTGAGGAAGCCTTTGAGCGCTGTGGTGCAGAGCTTCGCACGGGCTATGACCTGAAGACCGCACGGCGGTCAATGAACCTGCTGTTTGCAGACTGGGCCAACCGGGGTATCAACCTCTGGACTGTTGAGCAAGGCTCGATCAATCTGACCCAGGGCACGGCCACATACAACCTGCCGAACGACACGGTAGACCTCATTGAGCATGTGATCCGCACGGGGGCAGGGAATGTCTCCACCCAGGTCGATCTGACCATCACGCGCATCAGTGTTTCTACCTACTCGTCGATCCCCAACAAGCTGCAGCAGGCTCGTCCAATCCAAGTCTGGATCAACCGCCAAGCCCCCACGCCAACCATCACGGTGTGGCCTGTGCCGGATCAGACGAACAACTACCAGTTTGTGTACTGGAGACTGCGCCGCATCCAAGACGCTGGTGCCGGTGGTACGTACACGCAGGATGTCCCGTTCCGCTTCATCCCCTGCTTGGTGGCAGGGTTGGCGTATTACCTGTCAATGAAGATCCCTGGTGCGATGGAGCGTATGCAGGTCTTGAAACAGCAATACGACGAAGCCTGGGACCTCGCTTCGACGGAAGATAGAGATAAGAGTGCGGTGCGGTTCGTCCCGCGCCAGATGTTCATAAGCTGACATGGCAAACAGGTTTGCAAACGGTAAAAAGGCATTCGGTTTTTGTGATGTCTGTGGGTTCCGTTTCGACCTGAAGAAGCTCAAGAACCTGACGGTCAAGACCAAACAGACGCAGACCAAAGCCTGCCCCCAGTGCTGGACACCGGATCAGCCGCAGTTGCAGCTTGGCCTTTACCCGATCTCAGACCCGCAGGCTATCAGAGATCCGCGTCCAGATACGAATACGTGGTATCAGTCAGGCACAAACGGTTTGCAGACCAGCCCAACTTCCGGGACCGGCCCTGACCAAGAGGGCTATCCTGGCGAGGGTAGCAGAGTGATTGAGTGGGGTTGGAACCCCGTAGGTGGTGCCAGAAGTTTTGACATTGGGCTGACCCCTAATGCCTTGGCCCCGGTAGGATATGTTGGTACAGTTGTGGTCGTGACGACCTAAGGAGCAGACATGGAAAGCAAGATGCGCAAAGTCGCCAAGGAAGAGGTTGGCAAGCATGTGAAGGCCATGCACAAGGGCAAGGGCTTCAAGAAGGGTGGCAAGACTGACGCAGACATGCTCAAGTTGGGCCGTGGTCTTGCCAAGGTTGCAAACCAGAAGGTGTACCCATGATGAAGACCAAGAAACTTGCCCCGGCCAAGCCGGGTCAGCCTCAGACCATTGAGACCTTGAAGGACGAAAGTTGCATGGTGATTGGCAACATCGCTGCCAACCCGGCTCCCGGCATCAAAACCTCTGGCATCCGCACGCGTGGCAATGGCTGTGCTACCAAGGGCACGATGGCTCGTGGGCCGATGGCGTAATTTGGAAATTTTTGGCGGGAAGTCCAAAAAGTGAACTACTCCGAGTTGCAGACTGCTGTAGAAGACAGCACTGAGAACACATTCTCGGCTACTGACTTCGCCACGCTCACGCAGTTGGCTGAGCAGCGTATTTACAACTCGGTGCAGCTTCCTGCGTTGCGCAAGAACGTCACTGGCACCTTGACGCAGGGGGTTCCGTATCTCTCGGCCCCTACGGACTTCCTGTCCGTCTTCAGCCTCGCGGTCATTGATGGCTCCAACAACTACGAGTACCTGCTGAACAAGGATGTGAACTTCATCCGCTCAGCCTACCCGAACCCCAGCACCCAAGGGGTTCCTCGGTACTACGCGCTGTTTGGCCCCGACAGCGGGAATCCTGATGAGTTGACGCTCATCCTTGGCCCGACGCCCAGCGCTGCCCTGACGGCAGAACTGCACTACTTCTACTACCCGGAGAGCATCGTCACCGCCACCAATACGTGGCTCAGTGACAACTTTGACTCTGTGCTGTTTAACGCAGTCATGGTCGAAGCTGCTCGGTTCATGAAGCAAGAGCAGGACATTGTGGCGATGATGGACAAAGAATACGGCCAGTCGCTGGAACTGCTGAAGAACCTTGGGGACGCCAAGAACAGGCAGGATGCGTATCGCAGCGGGCAGGTCCGCTATCCGGTTAAATAAGGAGGCAATATGCCGATCTCTCAAGCAATGTGCAGTTCGTTCAAGCAGCAGATTCTGCTTGGCGAACATGATCTGGACACCGATGTCATCAAGATTGCGCTGTATACGTCTCTGGCTACGTTGGGCGCAGCAACAACCGTTTACTCCACCTCTGACGAGGTAGTGGGGGCGGGTTACTCGGCGGGCGGCAACACACTTGCCGGTGCCACGGTGTCTTTGTCTGGGACCACAGCGTTTGTGGATTTCACTGATACCTCGTGGACGACGGCAACCATTACGGCCCGTGGTGCGCTGATCTACAACAGCAGCAAGTCAAACAAGGCCATTGCGGTGCTGGACTTCGGTTCGGACAAGACCTCTACCGCTGGTACGTTCACGGTTCAGTTCCCTGCTAATACAGCGTCTGATGCGGTTGTGCGGATTGCGTAATGACGGCGCTGTATCACGCCTATACGCAGACGGTTGCGGATGGGACAGCGACATCTGTCGTTCGTCCCAGTGAC